TGATGAGTAATAGTAAATGTAGTCCATGAGGAATACATTCCCATTGGTTGCCCACAATTATAAAGGTAGTCATTACCTTCATACTTGTATGGCTGACCAATAAGTATATTACTCCAAGCTTTGACACCTTCAGGATCATCAGTTAGGCATTCTAATACAAGCTCTTGTAGCTTGATTGGCATTCTATCTGTAGCATCCTTAAGGTCAAAGCTATGATAATAATGATCAGGTTTTCCAAATTCTAAGGAATGACCCTTTTGATCAAATGTTCTATCGAATTCTGAAAAGTTTTCGAGTATTTTGAACATTCTTTCATGGATTATCCTTAGGATAGCTTGGGAATAATAATCTCCTATTGCAATGACACGTGTCTTACCCTCCTTATCAGGTATAGCTGAAATCCTTCTGAAATTCACAACTTCAGGTAATTGGGATTTAACTTTACTAAATAGTGCCTTTGTGAGGTCACTAGCGAAAGGATACAGGGCAGATATTGTCTCAAAGTATTTAGGAGCAAGTGTATACCAAGCTTCGCAAGTGCTCTCGGGTGCTACAGTCAAATCTAACAAACTTGACTTTAGCGCTTGACCATTTGGCCCCATCTTGGTGGTTAGGTAACTAAGATCAGATTCTTCTGTTCTTAGTGACAGTTTCCAATCATACTTTTTCAAGAATATTTCTTTTATAAAATCCTTGAAATCTGTACCTGGTAAACTACCCTTCCAAGGTGATGTAATACTCTCTAGGTTAGGGCGGGTAGGAAGAGTGTATGCTCTAGTCACCGCAAGGTGAGTTAGGACATATTTAACTGCTTCTCTATTACCGCTCTTAACTAGAGGGATCATATCACCTAGACACGTAGGTAAACCATCTTTAGTCACCTTCATAAAAGGAGGTGAATAAGGACTACCACTAATGTATCGGGTTACCGATAGTCTAACTTCCTTATTAATCTCTATCCCCTTCTTTAAGCCTTCAGTATCTATCCTTTGTTGGATATAATTCTGATACTTTAAGTAGGGTTTATGGGTTGAAAAGTAAGGTGAATCTTTAAATAGTATATTAAATAGTGTATGTACAAAATACATATATGATTTTAATTTTATTGTTTTTAGTTTCATGGCTATCTTTCGATATGCTCTCCCTTTCGGTGCCTGCACATGCAGGGAATGTCTTGATCCTTTTATGGGCTAGTCCAAAAGACTAGACCCGGGACCTTGATACTTTAAGGTAT